CCAAAGTACTACGATAACTGGCTCAAAACTAACAACCCAGACAAACACCTCTCTATGAAAGAGGAAAGGCTCAAAAATGTAATACCTCAAACACCAGAACAACTACGTGCGCGTGCGATTAACGCGCGTGCGCGAAAAAAACTCTCTACAAAATCTATCTAGGAAACGACAGTGAATAGAAATAAAACAGCCAGACAGAAAAACTTTGCTACCGTCCCGCGAAGCGACATACCACGTTCAAAATTCCGTATGCGGCAAACCCGCAAACAGGCATTTAATGCCTCTGTACTCGTCCCGATCATGTGCGAGGAAGTCCTCCCCGGCGACGTATGGCAGCACAAAGAATCGGTCATGGCCCGACTCTCTACTCCCATCGCACCTGTGGTCGATGACCTTGATCTAGAAACATTCTATTTCTTCGTCCCCAACCGTATCGTGTGGGACAACTGGGAAGACTTCATAACCGGTAACGACACGGGCTTAACCGTGCCGACTGCAATCCCGAGAACGTACTCTCCCACGACAGATCAAATTATCCCCGATGGTCTCTTGGACCACTTTGGAATTCTGCCGGCAACCGGCATATCTAACCAAAGCTACAATGCGCTGCCGATCTTCGGCTACTTCACAATCTGGAACCAGTGGTTCCGCGATCAGAACTTGCAAACTGAGTACACGTGGCCTTCCTCGTGGACGAACAATTACACCTATGACATTACGAACGGCACTGGCTGGCAGCAGCAGCTACTTCGTATCAACAAACGGCACGACTATTTCACAAGCAGTTTGCCGTGGGCACAGAAAGGCACGGCGGTAACTATGCCGCTTGGCTCAACGGCTCCGGTCGTGACTGACGGAACTGTCCCCATCTTTGAAAACAACATCGCCGAAGCGCGTGCACTCCGGTCAACGGTCGGCACCGCAATCGACGTGAATCCCGCATGGACTGCGGCAAGTCAGCTTACGTTCGGCGTCAATACCGGCCTCGAAGTCGATCTCAGTGCGGCGACTGCCGCAACGATCAATAGTATTCGACTGGCCGTCACAACTCAGCGTCTGCTGGAACTCGACGCGCGCGGCGGCAGCCGCTATGTCGAAAATCTTATGGCACACTGGGGCGTCCGCGCTAAGGACTACCGCTTACAGATCCCGGAATATCTCGGCGGCTCCAAAATCTCGGTAACCGTGAATCCGATCGCTCAGACTGCCGACTACATCGCTCCTACGGGCGATTCTCCTATCGGTAATCTCGGTGCGGAAATGCACGCATCCGGCCACAAAAAAAACCTTTACCTACGCATCGGAAGAACATGGCTACATCATCGGACTCGCCGTCGCCCGAGCAACTCCAACTTACCAGCAAGGCACTCGCCGTCACTGGCGTCGCGAAACCCGACTGGATTACCCTGATCCAGTCTTTGCGAACATCGGCGAACAAGCCGTCGCAACGCAGGAAATATATCAGTCGCTCAACGACACCCCCGCAACCGCGACTTGGGGCTATCAGGAACGATACGCAGAAATGCGTTACACCCCTAACGAAATCACAGGCGTTCTACGCTCAACAGCAGCAGCTCCGCTGGACTGGTGGCACTACTCAGAGGAATTCGCAACGGAACCTGCGCTTAACTCCACCTTCATCACCGACAAAACCCAAGAGACGCTAGAGCGTTCTCTGGCTACGGACTCTGCGACCCAGTGGTCCGCACAAATCATCATGGATATTCTCCATGATTCAACCGTCGCAAGACTTCTGCCAACTTACGGTGTGCCCGGACTGGTGCGGTTCTAATGAATCCCGCAGTAGCCGGCGCACTTATAGGCTTTGGCGGAGATATCCTTGGCGGTATCTTCGGCAGTAGTGCGCAGAAGAAAGCCAACAAAGCAAACATTCAACTTCAACGGGAGAATCAAGATTGGCTAAAAATGATGTCGGATACGTCATACCAGCGGAGCACGGAAGATATGCTCGCGGCTGGTTTAAACCCCATGCTTGGATTCAGTCAAGGCGGAGCTTCGACTCCCGGATCATCTGCCGCCACTGTGGAACCGAACATGGCTATGTCACGCGCTACTTCATCGGCTGCGACAAAAGCAATGCAGATGGCGCAAATACAACTCACATCCGAACAAGCACGCAAAGCGAGAGTTGAGGCGGACTTCGGTGAAGCGTTTAATGCCTCCAACATTCCGGAACTCGCGTTCCGGTCTACGCAGGAGTCGAACCGTCTCTCCGCGGAAGTGGACCGTATCGTGGAAGACATTAAGAACATGGAGAAATCACGCGAGCTTACGAAAGCTCAGACACAACAGGCACTAGCACAGGCTCAACAGCTTCGCGAAATGCTGCCTTACCTCAAGAATGCTAGCGACATTCAAACGAAACTCCAGCAATATCAGGTTCCATCCGCGAAAGCGGAATCCGAACTCTGGGAGAAAGCCGGAGCCGAAGGCAGGGCCGTAGGACTCGGCGCGAAAGCTCTGGAACTCTTTAAGCGTCTCGCAATACTCACAAAAGGCAAGTAAATGAAAATTAATCTGGAATACTACCGCGCTCGTGCGCGGAAACTCGCGTCCGTCAATACTGATCCGTCGGAGACGGATCAGACCGGCGCGGAAGAAACTAACATCAACGTTATCGTGAAGCGATACGGTGTCTATGGCACAATCCCGCAGGGGTCAAAAGCTCCGATCTTCGGAGCAGATACAACCGACTGGCCCACGGATCTCGGGCTTGCAATCGACCTTGCTCGATCACTCGAAAAAATTCGCGGGGAGCTTCCTCCCGCGATGCAAAAAATGTCTACCGACGAATTACTGGCGTTGACGCCAGAAAAAATCGTCTCTATACTCAAACCGCCGGCACCTGTCGGCGATAACAAGGAACCAACACAGTGAAAATCTATGCGATCAAAGATCGCCTCATAGGGTACTTTATGGTACCCTTTGCTGCGCCTAGCGACGCAGAAGTCATGGCGGGAGTCTCTGACCAGATCAACCGCCCAGACAATCACGCGGCAATTGCACAAGCGCCGCACCACTTTGAGATCTACACACTGGGAGAAATTGACGATGAAGGAAACCTCACAGCTCGCAAAGAATTCATCTGCGACTGCGGATCGCTCGTTCGCGCTCGACGGAACACCACCGAACACGATCCTAAACAAAATGCGCCAGCTCCGGGACAAGGTCTCGAAAGAGCTAACGGAACTGGAAGCAACACCGGTACCAACCGTGAAACTCTACAAAAAAGCGCGGCAAGCTAACGTCAGCCGCCTTAAAGTCAACCTCGCGGATCTCAACGAAGCTATAGCTTACGAAGAAACAAACCGCAACTAAAGCACCGGAACCGGTGCCCTAGCCCTTCTGCTACTTGATCTAGAAGGGCTAGGTGACACCGTCACCAATCCCCCCTAGAATCGACCCTGTCGGATTCATCACCCACCTAGGAGCAGCTATGCGACGCAAATCAAGCTTCCGGTCTCATAACCGGAGCTACAAACGGGCCAAATCCCGCACACGGGCTATCAACAGCCCCTCAATGGTCCTCCGGGGCGGACGCCGGCTCTAATGCCGTGCGCCGCTCCTTTGACCGCTTATAGGCCGGGACCGTCCCGGCCTCTTTACTTTCAAAAGCTACCTAAGGACCCAACACACGAACATCTAGAAATTCCGTGCGGTAAATGCATCCTATGCCGCGAAGAACATGCCCGCCAATGGGCGGTACGCATCACAAACGAAGCGTCACTCTGGGAATATAACTCGTTCGTCACACTCACCTATGATGAACAGCATCTTCCAGAAAACCAAAATCTAAACTACAAACACCTTCAAGACTTCTGGAAAAGACTCCGTAAGAGAGTCGGTCCGCTCCGTTACTACTCAGTCGGAGAATACGGCGATAAAACCAATCGGCCTCACTATCACGCGTGCATCTTCGGGCACGCCTTCACGGAAGACCGCGAAATCCTTCGCACAGAACCATACTTGCTATGGACAAATCCCACGCTATTAGAAACGTGGGGAAAAGGTCATGTCTCCGTAGGAGCATTAACCTTCCAAACAGCTCAATACACCGCCTCTTATGTGACTAAAAAGCTCGGCTATAAGCACAGATACCAACAGCTCGACCGCGAAAGCGGAGAACTCTTGGACATGGTCCAACCTAGAGCATTCATCTCAAATGGCGGTGGACGACAAACAGGAAGGCAAGCCGCTATCGGCAAACTCTTCCTAGAAAAATATGGCAAAAACATATACGACCACGATAGAGTCGTAATCAACGGGACTCCGCAAAAACCTCCACGTTACTACGATAACTGGCTTAAAACGTCAGACGAAAGTCGATATACTTCTACCAAAGAGGAAAGGAAAAAACATGTAATACAACAAACACCAGAACAACTACGCGCGCGTGCGACTAACGCGCGTGCGCGAAAAAAACTCTACAGTAAACCTCTCTAGGAAACGATAGTGAACAGAAACAAAACAGCTAGACAGAAAAACTTTGCGACAGTCCCGAGGAGCGATATACCTCGCTCCAAATTCAGAATGCGGCAAACCCGCAAACAGGCGTTCAACGCCTCAGAACTCGTCCCCATCATGTGCGAGGAAGTGCTACCGGGCGACGTATGGCAGCACCGCGAATCCGTCATGGCACGCCTCGCAACACCCATCGCACCTGTGGTCGATGACATGGACCTCGAAACCTTCTACTTCTTCGTGCCCAACCGCATTGTGTGGCCCGAGTGGGAGGACTTCATCACCGGCAACGACACGGCACTTACCGTGCCGCTCATGCTCCCAACAAACGAAGGTAACACACTCAATCTCGTAGAACCAAACGGCGTACTGGATCACTTCGGCCTACTGCCGCAGGTCTACGCGCCGGCAATCACGTTCAACCGGCTTCCGGTGGACGGATATATGACGATCTACAACCAGTGGTTCCGCGACCAAAATCTGCAACCCGAATGGGAATGGGACAACGCGGACCCAACAATCCTGACAGCGGAATACAACAATGGTGGTCCGTGGGACCAGCTCCCACTCCGGGTTAACAAACGCCACGACTACTTTACGAGCAGTCTGCCGTGGGCGCAGAAAGGCACGGCAGTGACGATGCCGCTCGGCACACAAGCGCCCATCTTCACAACCGCCGGTACCGGCGTAAACGTTGGCGTATTCAGCGGCCTCGGCGCGACGACAACACGCAACCTTGATTCATCCGGTGCCGTGGTAACGGCAACCGCTACAAGCATGGTGGCGCCCATGAATCTGTACGCGGACCTTTCCGCCGCAACGGCGGCAACAATCAACAGCATCCGACTCGCCGTTACCACGCAACGGCTTCTGGAACTCGACGCACGCGGCGGGAGCCGATACGTCGAAAACCTTATGGCACATTGGGGCGTTCGTGCAAAAGACTATCGCCTCCAAATCCCGGAATATCTCGGCGGGAGCAAGATATCCGTTACCGTAAATCCGATCGCTCAGACTGCAGACTACATGGCAGCCACTGGCGAATCGCCTATCGGCAACCTCGGTGCAGAAATGCACGCGTCCGGACACAAAAAAACCTTCACATATGCATCGGAAGAACACGGCTATATCATCGGCCTCGCCGTGGCTCGCGCTACTCCTACGTATCAGCAAGGCACGCGACGCCACTGGCGGAGAGCAACCCGGCTCGATTACCCCGATCCCGTGTTCGCAAACATCGGAGAACAAGCCGTTGCAACACAGGAAATTTACCAGCCAGCAAACAACACACCCGGCACCGCCGTGTGGGGATATCAAGAGCGTTATGCTGAGATGCGATACACACCCAATGAAATTACGGGTGTTCTCCGTTCTACTGCTGCCGCGCCGCTCGATTGGTGGCACTATTCCGAAGAATTCGGTTCGGAGCCAGCACTCAACGACAGCTTTATTCAAGACAAAACGAAAGAGACGCTAGAGCGTTCTCTCGCGACGGACTCCGCCGAACAGTGGTCGGCGCAGATCATCTTTGACGTGCTTCATGACTCAACCGTGGCAAGACTGTTGCCAACATATGGTGTTCCCGGGTTGGTGCGGTTCTAATGGACCCGCTAACTGCCGGTGCACTCATAGGCTTAGGCGGAGATATCCTCGGCGGTATTTTCGGCAGCAGTGCAACGAAAAAAGCCAACAAAGTAAATATTCAACTACAACGCGAGAACCAGTCGTGGTTAAAACAAATGTCCGACACTTCCTATCAGCGGTCTACGCAAGATATGTTAGCGGCCGGACTAAATCCCATGCTTGGGTTCTCGCAAGGCGGGGCCTCGACACCGGGCTCATCTGCCGCAACTGTGGAACCAAATACGGCGATGAGCCGGGCAACATCGAGTGCCGCCACAAAAGCAATGCAGATGGCTCAAATCGAAGCGACAGCACAACAGGCGCGTAAGACAAAAGTCGAAGCCGATTTCGGCGAAGCGTTCAACGCGGCCAACATACCGGAACTCGCGTTCCGGTCCACTCAGGAAAGCAGTAAAGCGTCAGCGGAAGTCGATAAAATCGTAGCGGATATTCATCAGCTCGAAAAAACCGGCAAAGCCACCGATGCTCAGGCCGCTCAACTGTTGGAACAGGCGAATCAGATACGGGAGATGCTCCCGTATCTCCAGAGGGCCTCGGGCATCGAAACAAAGCTCAAGGAGTACCAGACTTCGTCAGCAAAAATGCAGGCTCGGTTAGTCGAGGAAATGGAAGCCGGGCGCGGTAGTGATACCGTCGGCGGCGCTCTGCTCGACATCATTCAGAAAATCAACGCAATCAAGAAAGGCAATTGACATGAGCAAAATCAACTATGTTCGGTACAAAGAGCGGGCCCGCAGGCTCGCATCCGTCAACAATCAGCCTACGCGCACGGATCAGTCCGGGGCAGAGGACTCAGATATCAACGTGATTGTCAAGCGCTACGGCGTCTATGGGACAATCCCACAAGGAAAAAAACAACCACAATTCGGTCAGGACTTGTCGGAAATTCCGACGGACCTTGCCGAAGTCATCGAATCCGCTCGGATGCTCGAAATCTACCGGGGACAACTCCCCGATGCGCTGAAAGCGCTCAACATCGAGGACCTTATCACGATGACACCGGAAGCGATTGCGGATATACTCAAACCGCCGGTAAAACAACCGGCTAAAGAGGAACTAAAACAGTGAAAATCTTCGCAATAAAAGATCGCATGATCAACTACTTCATGGTACCGTTCGCGGCACCTGACGAAAATCAGGCATGCGCCGGTGTCGCGGAAGCGGTCAACCAGCCGGGCGTGGCTGCGATCTCGCAGGCGCCACACCATTTTGAACTACACTTACTTGGAGAAGTTGACGAACATGGAACCATCCACCCCAAAAAAGAACTTATCTGCGACTGCAGCACCCTCGTTCGTCCTCGACGGGAAACCGCCGAATCCGGCGCTGGAAAGGCTCCGGATTCGGCTCGAATCCGTGAAACGGGAGCTAACGGACTTGGAAATGCTCCCGATGCCGGTGCCAAAACTGTACATCAAGGCGCGTAACGCCAATATATCTCGGATGAAAACCGAGATTACCGATATCCTCGAAGCAATCGCGTACGAGGAAAAACAGACGCAAGTCTGAGGCGACGATAGTCGCCTAGCCCTTCTGCTACTAGATCTAGAAGGGCTAGGTGACACCGTCACCCTAACCCCCTATAATCGAGCCGGGCCCTGTTCAGACCGTAGCCAACCGGGTAAAGCCAGAGCCGGCTGGCCACCGGTACAGGGAAACGGCCGATTCACCAACTAAGGAGCA